GAGAATTCATTTCAAGAATAATTATTTATTTAATTTAAATAAATTAAATAAATAATTAGCTGGTATGCTAAATAAATAATTAATCAATTTTTCCAAAGAGTATTCATTAATTCTATTTTTTATGGAATCAAATATTTGCATCATTCTCGACCAAAACTTTTATAATATCAGTGTTCCCATCTAATGACAAATTCATTATGTTTTTCTTTTTCGTTATAAATTTGGTTTATAATATGGGATATTTGGTATATATATAACAAAATGAATAATAGTTTTTCAAATATATGTGACCATCCACGTTTGGTTAGAATAAATAATAATTTTGTTAGGTGTTCTGCATGTGGACAAAGTTTAATAAGTCAACAACGTATGCCTGGCAACAAAACAATAAAAGAGTTCACTACCGAAAATAAATCTTTTGTTAGAAATTTTGATAGGAATTTTACTAACGTATTGGAAGAAGTAGATGCCGAATCGTCAGGTCCTATTTATGAATATTACACAGATCGTATCGGCGCCAATAAAATTATTATTGATCGTACCGTGAGATTTTTGAGTGATCCTCCCAAATATGAAGTTATCGTTAACGAATCAAAAATATATATAACAGGTGACGAAATTAATAAATTATTATCAGATATCAATGCTGTTAAAATTGATAGAGATCAATTCAAGAGAACACCTCTTTAAAATATAATAATTATACAATTGATAATCTCGCCAAATATACCGCCGCTAATAAATCAATTTTTAGGATGCCAATATAAAAATTGAAATTTTAAATTCTGATTTAAAAAATTGTACACTAATATTATTAATTTAATGGAACCAAACAGAACTTTACATCAAGTTATAAAATCGGATAGTGAAAAGATTAAAACTATTTTAGAAAATGTAACTATCATGTTAGGGAACAGAATTTTTATTGATAAAAATGGTGAAAAGCGATCACTACTTTTACCAGAAAAAAGAGAAGCAATTAAAAGATTTGAGGATAGGGGTGATGGTATTTTTGTTATTAAAACTGAAAATGGTGAGAATTATGCCATTAAAATAGTTTTCCAAAGAATTACAGCAATTGGTAAACAATCTGTTGTCAATGAATTTTTTAAAGATTACACAGAATACAAGAAAATTATTGTAGCACGCGAATTTAATAATAAAATTTCTGATCATGTATCCAAACATCAAACACAAATTTTTAGGGAAAGTGCTTTACTAGAAAATATTATTGATCATAATGATCAACCTAGATTCGAACTTTTAACTCCCGCAGAAATGGACAAAGTTAAAAGCGAGTATAATGCCACAGATTATACTATCAAGAAATATGCTCCATCGGATCCGGTAGTAAAATATTTTGCACTTAAAAAAGGAGATATTATTAGAATTATTAGACCCAGTCCAACTGCGGGAGAAGTACCGGATTATCGTATTGTAAAAAGATAATTAGTTTTATAAAAATATAGAACATAATTATCAAAATCAATTAAAAATTTAATAAAAAAAATTGTAGAAACTGTTAAAATTTTTTTTATTAAATTTTTAATGATAATATTATGCTATTTTTTCTATTGATTTTTTAATACAAACTTTATAATTTGCGCCTTAAAATATATGATTATTAAAACCGGACATATTACAGTTAGAATATTTGTTAATAAAAAATTGAAAAAAAAAATGACTAATTACTCGATTATTAAAAATAATATTATAAGTATCAAATAAGTATCAAGTAAATGCATAGTTTTTTGTATTTATTGTTAGTCAGTTTAATTTTTAGTCAAGTTCAGTGTATTGACCAGGCTTGTCTTGAAAATATAAATATTCGCTCATTGGATGGATATTGTAATAATTTAGAGAATCCCATCTGGGGAGCAACAGAAACACTTTTGTTGAGGAAAGCTCCACCTAGATTCCTTCCATCCGATCTGCCAAATGAGAGAACGGTTTCCCAAACATTGTTTGCGACTGAGACTCATATTCCGGATCCACTGATGAATACTAATGAACGTGCTACCGGGTTAACACCAGAAAATAAATTAAATAATTTTGCAGTCATTGTTGGACAATTTTTGAGTCATGACTTGAGTCATACTGTGACACCATTCATACCTGGAAGTCCGTTAAATATTGGAATTCTTATTCCGAATTGCAATGGTCCTAATGATACTGCTAAAACTGATGAATTGTGCATATGGCCCCAAAATGGCATTTTCACTCGTCCATCAGTTGGCATTATGGATTCCAACAATATTTTCCAAACATACAATAATGCGACATCTTATGTTGATTTGAACACTGTATATGGTATGTCGGTGAATGTAACTAATAAGTTACGTTCATTCAATCAGGGAAAATTATTGACTGGTTCAGATAATACTTTGCCAGATAATGCTATCATTGGAGTACCAAACGAATGCGCACTAGCTGGCCCCCCTATTGGTAATGCAGCAGGAGATTTGCGTAGTGATGAAAACTTTTATATTACAGTGTTACATACTTTGTTCTTAAGACAACACAATCGATATGCCCAACAGATTTATAATGCTCATAACACATTGACTGATGAACAAATTTTCCAGCAAGCCAGAAAATTGAACATTGCCACTTTTCAGCATATTATTTATGATGAGTGGTTCCCCGAAGTTTTCGGTAAGAAGGCAGCTAATCAGTTATTGGATGATTATGATTGCTATCGTCCTGATTTACAAGCAGGAACCTGGACTGAATTTGCTACATCGTCATTTAGATTTCACACTATGTTGAATCTTCCATTGCTCGCTCTGAATAGCACATGTGGTTTGGTGAAAGGTAATGTTCAAAATATGACCACTTTTCCATCTAAATTACAAGAACGTTCTACTTGTGAGCCTGCGTTGTTCAGACAATATGGTCCCGATGCATTTTTACGAGGAGCTCTTAAACAGACTGCCCAAAAATTCGATACCAAGGTTAATGATGGTATTAGAAATTTACGTATTGGAGGTCCTGCTAATGTTGATGTTGAGGCATCAAATTTATTTAGAGGAAGACTTCATTTAATTCCTGATTATAATTCCTTTAGAATCGCTTTTGGAGCAGATTCTCTTTATGATCTACAAAATTGTTACAAGGGGTCCAATGGGGATCCGATAAAATGTTTCCAACATATTACTAAAAACAATACTTTGGCCTCATTATTGAAAACACTTTATGGAAGTGTGGATAGAATTGATTCCTTCACTGGTTTAATGGCCGAATCAGAATATCCTAGTTCAACAGTAGGAGATACCGCAACCAGATCTGTCGCACAACAATTGAGAGTAGCAAGAGATGCTGATAGATTTTGGTGGCAAAAAACGGGTGTTCTAACTTTTTCAGAAAGAGATATGATTGAAGATATTTCTATGTCTGATTTGTTAAAATCTAATTTCCCGTCTCTAGCAAATGTAATTAAGAAAAATGCGTTCAAAATTCATCATAATATTTGCTGAGCAATTAAAACATGATTTAATAACTATTATTATAATAATAGTTATTAATATATCTTTTTTTTCCAATTTAGTATCAGTTTAAAAATTCGCACATTAAATCAATTGAATTATTCTTCGATACATCTCAATGCATTTTCAAATTCTTCGTTAATTTCGACAATTGGTCTGATTTTACGCAAGAGATCGTACGCTCTATCGAACCTAAAACCTTTTTTTGCCATCAAATAATAAATCAAAATTGCCGGAGATCTTGATATTCCTTTGACACCATGTAAATAAATTTTCTTTCCTTGACATAAATAGCGATGCATGGTATCAACAACAATATCAATATTGTCCAAAAAAGAAATAGTATCTCCGTCTTTGATCCTAAAATTTTTTATAATATATTTATTTTCTTCGTACACCGGATATACTACTTCAATAGAACAATTAATAATAACATCAATTTCCAATTTTTCAAATTCTTCAGTATTTGTTAAAGGGTGTTCACGTGAACCTAAATAAATAAAATTATTTATTTTTGAGATCACTAAATGATCAAGATTTTCTTCTGAATCCATCAATTATACTTATTTAATAAAATACTTCTATTTAAATGATTATGATTATATATAACATAATCTATTCAATTTTTTTTACTGTGGATAAAAAATTGAATATGATTTACATTTAAAGTAATGTATTTGATTATAAATTAGATCATACAAATAATGAACGACAATCAAATCCAACCAAAAATGAATGTTAAGGAATACATTGATCAATTTAATATTATTGACACAAAAAATGACATTAATTGTGATTACTTATCGGTATTATTTTATGGTACCATACTTAACAAATTTAAAACAACATTTGATAAAACGGAATATTATTATTTCAAGGAGTACCAGGAACGTGTTTTTGATTTGGTGGAAAATTTAAGAGAATTAAGTTCCGCTACTGTCCCAATGGTGTTTGATTACCTTAATCAAGTGAATCATTATTTGGTTGATATTATAATAATGCTTTGGTGTTTACCACGAACGGATAATTTTTTGAGTAAAAGAATATATAATAACCATTATAAACAAAATATCCAAAAATATAATTATAAACTAACCAAAAATATTACTCATGAATGTATGAAAAATTTTTGTATTGAGACACTAACAAAAACAAATAATGTTCCAACACATTGTATTGATTATATTTGGTTCTATATGAATACAATTTCAATGGAATTTAGTTTTTATAATATGGATAGTGGATCATTTATTGGTTTTATTATGCCAGAACATGATGACGATAATTATATTGATTTTGGTTTTAATATGGAATATTTATTAGAAATAGGATTGGGACAAATAGCATATGAAAATGATCCATCGTCCAAAGGATCTTTTCGAAATTTTTTGAAAAATTTCGTTACAGATACTGTTATGGTTAAAAAATTATTGGTAGCCAAAACTAATCAAAATTATCGAAAACAATTATTAGCTATTAGTAAAAATCCGTCAAAATATTTTGGTGATGTATTAATTGAATTACCTACTGATATTTTGGAAGTATTAAAAGAATAAATTTAAAAATTGAATTTATTTTAATATTTGTTCATATTAAAATAAATTATTAATTTTAGTAATAATACCAATGCCAAAAACAAAATTATTTCGTTATGATTTTCAAAATAATGATATTCGTTCTGGTCCATCATTATATTATTATGACAGTGATAACGATAGTGATAATGATTATATAAAAAGTGATTATAATATGTGTATGGAAATCAAATTAGTATTACCAAAGAAAAAATACATAGTTTATATTATTGAACAAAATTGTGACAATCCCAAAGTAATTCTTTCTAAAGAATTTAATAAACATACAAATGCTAATAAATTTTTATTGCAGGCATATTCATTAATCAATGATCAGAGTCCATTTATTGTAACTGGTCATGCCGCAAGTTATACGCAAATTGGTGATTATGGAGATCCTGTTCCAATAACTTATACCAAATTAAAAAATATCGATAAAGATTCAATTGATTCTGATAGTTATATACATGGTGTCATTATTTCTAAAAAAAATGAATTCGTCATTGATAATTTAGCAATTCAACCATGTGAATAAATAATTATTAATTAAAAAAAAAATGATCTTATTATTAACATAGTAATATCATTTTTTAATTCTTTGTGTAGCCTTGTAATTTGGATAAATCTCTAGCATTATAAATTATACCAACCATTCTTCTCATTCTAGCTTCGATTTGTGCATTACGATCTTTGATATTCGGGGAAATACTGACAACTTCTGTGTAATTAATCCGTTTAAGAAATTCTGGATATGATAAAACGGTGCTCTTGATATTTTTAATAGTTTCTTGGAATGAATCCACTACACTATCAGGAGGAAAACCATATCTAGCATCTAATTTATCTTTAATACCATCAAAAATAAAAGTTTTTGCCATTTGTAAATTAAAAACTAATAATTGGCATGATATTTTTGTTGCTTCAAAACAGTTTTTCAAAAGTCTTTCAGTATTTGTATCATATATGTTAACACCTTTTTTGATCATCCAAAAAATTTGTCTTGCGAAATATTCGGACATTAATTCTTTTTTGATATCATCATACGTGTATTTGGATAAAAATAGAGTAATAATAAATTCACCAATATCTGGTACTTTAGATTTATTACGATACGATATATTTTTTTTAAAATTTTCAATCGTAGCATTAATTTTTTTTTGTAAATCTGGATACCGATCAATGAATTCCATTAGTAATCTCAAAAAATGGACATATCCTTCAATCGCCGCTTTGCTTTCGTGTAATTTATTATCCAAAATATTAACTACTGTCTTGTTACATAGACTAAGCAAAACATCAATAGCATCACTTGGTTTAAAATCAAAATCGGATTTGCCTTCTGCTGATCCATGTTTAATAACACTAATGGCATTAACAATAGTTTGAAATCCTCTTTCAAAATGATCACTTGTTAGGTAATAAGGTATCCAAAAATTATAGCGCTGTCCAAGTGCCGATGTGAAATAGTGGTGACAATACGAATCTAATTTAGTAATGCCAGCTTTCTGTATTTCTCCGACATATGTTTCGTATGATACAATTTCCAAAATTGGTGATGCCCATATTCTGCCAAAACGATCTAATTTAACATCGAGTGGGCAACCCAAAACTAAACTGGTATCGTCGAAAATATTCATTTTGGAAACACTGCATGTAACTTTTTCCAGAAAAGCTATTTTGGCAGCATCTTCGATATTTATCGGTTCTTCTGTTGGTTGTTTTATTTTAAACACTAATGGGGGATAAGGTTTTAAAGTTGCGTGTCCACAAGTTTGACATTCATATTTTTCTAATTCTTTTTTGAAATTCTCTATATCAGTCGCGGATGGAATCAATTTTTCTGGTAGATCCGGGTTTTCAAAGAAAAGACCCATTTGCATAAAAATAGTATTGAGAGTATATCCCGGACTCCATCCAGATGCAACTGCTGCATTATCCTGAAAAAAGAACGCAAAATTTGTTAAAAGATCGTTACAAATAGAATTGCCATGCACAGAATGGTCAAATATATGTTCGTGAAATTTGTGACCAAAACCGAGTCCTGGAGCAATATTCATGGCGGGTCCGGTATGCGGATAATCATTTGGCATATGAATAATAACGTGTAAAATAATATCTTTATAAATACCATTAGTTATCTGTATGTTACCATGCAACGTAAATAAATCATTTTCGTCTGGAAGACAAATAGATATGCCATCAATTGGACAATCCATATTCTCTTTAATGTCTTTCATGATTCTTCTGATAGCGTTGGAGCGAAAATTAACTTTTTTGGCTTCCATTTTTTTTTACCAGAAATCTAGTTTGGTTATTTTGTTGTAAAATAATACGCCTATTCTGTATAATTTATTTTCAATTTTTTTAAATTATATAAGTGTACAACAAAATGGATCATAATGAGTATTTCGATGACAATGGATAGGTTCGTGACAATGAGTTTTTGTTGAATAGCAACAATTATCAGAAGATTTATTGGAATAAGATGTATCATTATTTTTATAATTATAAACAGGCCTGGTTGATGGTTGTGTATATGTTTGATATGTATATGTTGCAACTGGATAGGTAGCTGGTGTACTTACTGATGGATATACATATACAGATGGTGTGGTATTTTGATAATTATAATATGGTTGTTGTGGTTTATTAACACTTGTATTGGTATAACCCGTTGTAACATTATTTGTGTATGGATTTGTGATATACTGTTCTGTTTGGTTATTTGTTGTTTCACCGTATAAATTATTTGACATTTATATATTAATAATAAATAATAATAATATATTATTATTTATTTTTGTTTGTTGCAAAGATGTTCAGTCCATAAAAACATACTAAAATATAATATAAACGGACCAATATGAACCATACAACCAAGTTTAATAAAAACACTATCACAAAATATTAAATAAAAAACAGAAACAGGGAGTTCAAATAAATTAAATATATATACTGGAATCATATTTATATATGATACATCATTGTCCATTATAAAATTATAAAAATTATTAATTATAAAAATAAAACCAACAACATTAATCATCCAAATAATAATAGCATTGTCTTCATAAAAAATTACTATTTGAAACAAAATCCATAAACGATAAAAAAAATTGATAGAGTACAAAATCACCAAATATAAATCATTCATGAACGGTATAAATTTATTATTCAATTTATTACAATATATATTTTCATATATCATCGTCCATAATAATATATTTAGTTCCATGAATAATAAATTATAGTGTTGCTATCAAATAGCGCTTATTTTGACTATATTATGCAAATAAAAATACTGGCACTTTCTAAATAAAAAAATATCAATTTTATTTGCTGAAAAATATATTATTATTGATGCTGATACCAATATTTTTTTAATATATATGTACTATATAGAATGAAATATATTAAAAAAATTTTGGGTAATGGTATGCATATTATTATGGTTCCAATAAAATATACCAAAATTATTTCGATGGGATTTTTTATAAAAGCGGGATCCAGGAATGAAACCGATGAAAATAGTGGTATTGCTCATTTTTTAGAACATATGATGTTCAAAGGAACAAAAAATAGGAATGCCAAAAAATTATTTAGTGAACTGGACACAATGGGTTCACTTTATAATGCCGCGACTACTACACAACACACATATTATTATATTTATGGAAATTCTGATAATACCAAACATTTATTGGATATTATATTGGACATATATATCAATACAGTTTTTGTAACAAAAGAAATTAACAATGAAAAAAAGGTTATTATTGAAGAAATGCGGATGAGATCGGATGCACCCCTTATGAAATTATATTCCAAAATGCACCAAACTATATTTAAAGATACATCATTGGCAAGAGATGTTATTGGTAATATTGATACGGTTACCAATTTTCAAAAAAAAGATTTGATTGATTTTAGGTTATCTTTGTACAAACCCGAAAATACCATTTTTGTTATGGCAGGTAATTTTAATCCATTACCCATTTATCAAATTCTCGAAAAAATTCTAAGTCCTTTATCAAATTCGCGCATTTCTACTGTTACTTATTTTAATGAAAAACCAATTATAATGAAAAATATAAAAAAACAATCCGAGCCGTATATTTATGTTGAAAAAAATATTAATTATCAACAAGTTTATATGTTATTAGCATTTCCAATTTATGATTTATATTCCCATAAAAAATACGAAATTGATTTGCTACATCACCTCCTTTCATCCGGTTTTAGTTCAAGATTAAACAAAGCATTACGAGAAAAAAATGGAATTACGTATGTATCAGCAGCATATCCCGTTATTTATTCTGATTCTGGATTATTTTTAATACAAATGGTAGTAAACCCATTGGAATTCATGAACGGATTAAAAATAATTTTGACAGAACTTAAAAAAATTAAAACAGAATTAATATCAAAAGATGAAATGATTAAAATTATTAATGTGACAAAAAATGAAACAATATACTCATTATCTAGACCAATAGATGTTTTAATACATTTTGGTATTAATTTTTTGCTTGATAGGAATTTTAATCCTGACACAGATAAAGAATTTAATAAATTAAAAAACATAACCCGTGTACAAATTCAAAAAGTAGCCAAAGAAATTTTTATTCGTGATAAAATAAATCTATTTATTTATGGAAACATAACCGAAACTAATTTTGATTTTATGGATTTATGAAATCTCACATAAATACAATTTGTCATCAAATTTTATAACTAATATCGAACCTGGAACTAGAAAGGTATATCAAAAATGAAAACTAGTATCATGGTTAATAAAAATAATAAAACAACAACATTAAATTTTTCGGATACATTACAAATAAATAAAGATTTTCGAAATCCGAAATATAAAATAAAAATTTTATCCGAAATAAAAAAAATATATAATCTCCAAATTCAAAAAGATAAATCTAAACATGGCACATATGGTGATATTTTTTTTGCCCAATGTAAAAGCAACAATAAATATGTAATTAAAATTTTTAAAAATGATATAACAAGTGCCGATGTTATAAATGAAATATCTTGTTTATCAACTCTAAAAAAATACAATTCATTTCCAAAAATACATTCAGTCGTACAATTATTAGAGGGAAAATATGTCGCGATGATAATTGATTATTGTGGTGGGACAATCAAACCAAAAAGTATATTAGAAACAAATAGACTCACCTTAGCATTGAATTTTATATCTGCATATTATATTCTTTACAAAGAACAAATAGTTCATGGTGATATTAAAAATAACAATATTTGTATAGACGATAATAAAAATCTATCAATAATAGATTTTGGTTATGCGAGACGTTTTCCTTATCTTCCGAATAATATGCAACCTATTTTTGTTAATAAACATATTGAATTACTTTGCGATAATTATAATTTGGTCAATCATAAAATAGATTACCTAAGTATATTTAATACGATAATCTATTTTTTTAATTGTGATACAGATTCTTCAAATGACTATCTGTATCCATTTGAAATTGAAACAAATAAAGACCAATTAGATAATATTATTTATTTAATATTAGCAAACGATAATTGTGAAAAAAAAAGGGAAAAATTATTTAATATGGCTAAAAAATTTACCAAATATTATGATGATATTAGTTATTTTCACAAAATATTTTGTCCTAATAATAAAAATAACAAAATTTATTCCGAATACAAAAATCTAATAAAAAATGTCCCGGTACCTATTTATAAATATCTCAAAAAATTTCTTAATGTCAATCCTAATAAGAGAATATCTTTTCAAAAATTTTATTATGGTATTACAAAAGAATATCCAGCTTATTTTCAAAAAGATTTAACCCCGCAAAAACCAAATTTTGTGATTACATTTGAAAAAAAGGTATTACTATCGATAGATGATTCTGTTCCAGAATATTTAAATATTGGTTTTAATGAAAAATATCATTCAACAATTTATTCATTATCGTTTTATCAATTTTTTAATGCCAGAATATCTTTGGATAAATACAGTGATCAGGATATATTTGATTTAATATTGTATATTAATTATGCGACAATGGTGAATAATATTTACCCGGAATATATTGGCGTTAGTATTTCTAATGAATTTTTTATTGAATATTTTAAGTATTCAAACGGAAATTATCATAATACTAGTCCATACACCTATTTGAATAAAATGAGATTATTTAGGTGGTCAAAACGTAATCAATTACTTTTTGATTATTTTTTAAATATTTTTTCATCACATTGCATATTTTGTGAAATCAATCCGTATATATTATCCGTATTGATAACCATAATTATTTATCGTTTACAAAAAAAATTACCCATCAGTATTGATGTAAATAATGAATATATTTACATGCCATCAAATAACATACCTGTCATTCCACTCACAAAAAATACTTTAAAATTATTTATGGAAAATGAAAAAATAAGAATACTATTGGATAAATTTTATGGATATTATGCAAAACAATGCGTTTCTGGTACACTGGAAAAAATTGACCAATACTATTTAATAAAAGATAATACTTTAGAACATCCAATTTTTTTTTATAGTATATGTGCTGTGAAGGAATTTTTTGGTAATGGAGATAGTATTACCTCGGAAAGGCATGTTATATAATAATAAATTATTATCTTATTTATTAGATATGGCAATAGTTAATCTTGATGATCACATTGTATCTTTGGATAAAATTTTAAATAAAAAAATAAAAAATATTACTTTTAAGGAAGCAATTAGTTTATTTTTTCATACTGCAACGGTAATGATAAATAATTCTGATCCGGAGTATGAACAGTGGAAAGAATTATACATCGAGTTTGAAGGACAAGTCGTACAACAAAATAAACTAATATGGCCACAACTTACCATTACCAAAAATGATTATGGTAAACGTATCGATATTATTGCGATGGATAAATCATTTGTTCCATCTAAAAATATATTTACACTTTTGTTAAGACTATTATATATTGAAAATTATAAAAGAGCATACGTATTTAAATCATATGAGTACCATAAAATTTTAAGTCATAAATTAAAAAATGAAAGTGAAACATTAGCAAAAAGTGTTTCACTAGATGAAATATTTTCGTTATTAAAAAAACACGTGATTCGTTTTTTGAAAATATATACAAATGATAAATATTACGAACATTTATTAGGAAAAAAAATTTTTAATTACTTTGAAAACTAAAATATGTTTAGTATAAATATATTTTAATCATATAATTATTAGATAATATCCATGATCAACAAAACTTATATAGTTAATTTGGCTCGCCGAAAAGATAAACGGGAACATATGGAAAATGAGATAAGCAGATTAAATCAAAAAGGTATTAATATAAATCATTGTTTTTTTGAAGCAGTTGATGGTAATAATTCGGAGATTTTATCAAAATATCAATTTAATATACCGAATTGGTTTGATCCTAACTCTGGAAAAGCTATGACCAATGGTGAAGTCGGTTGCGCACTTAGCCATTATTCAATTTGGAAAGATATTGTTACATCAGTCGAAAATAAAATATTACCAGACGATTGTAATGTATTAATCGTTGAGGATGACGTTATTTTTATGGATAATTTTTTGGAAAAATTTAAATTATATACTGGTGAAATTAAATGTGCATACGATATGGTGTATGTTCATAGGAAACCCTTAAATGCATCTGGCGAACCAAAAATTTCACAACATATTATCAAAATTAAAAAAAGAAAAAGTTATTGGACTTGCGGGTATGTGCTCACATATAGTGGCGCAAAAAAATTAGTTGATAGTAATTATACCAATAATTTGATACCGGTTGATGAATTTTTACCAATTATGTATGAATGTGATGTATTTGGTTATGAAAAAATATATCAATCATGTGCTAAATTAAAATGTTACGCAATTACGCCAAGTTTATTAAAATTAACTAGTAATGCATTTACTGATAGCGAAACTTTTCATTCAGAACCGTGTTTAGATAATAACAATTTTGTTTTTGGAGATAATAAAAAATTCACAATGATTTATATTGGTCCTTTAGTTGGACATAAATACCAAAGATTTGTATATTATTGTAAATTATACGCAATACCTTGTATTATGATTGATTACAATGATCACCTGTCACAAATTCATTTGCTCAAAACAGAATTAGAATCATGGTCAACAGAAAAAATAAATTCTACATTAATAATGGTAATTTCAATAACCAAATTGGACCAATGTGATATTATTCCAATTGCACCACCTACCGAAATTGTTGAAAAGTTTTTAACAATGGCAACTAACGAAAATAGTATTATTGTTTGCAAAACTGATTCATACAATGGTAAAATGTTATTTTGCGCATGGGGTAATAAAATACAAAATTTAATCAATCAATATTTTGAAAAAAGTAACAACAGCATAAAAAATATAACACTATCACAAGTCATTCGTTTATACAGTGGTGGAAATAATTTTGGCGATAATAAGTATGAAATATTTCAGTTATTAAATAAAGATAATGCAATAACATTTGATCACAAATCATCCAGAATAATAAATGCACAAACAAAAACAACTCCCAGTATTATTTTTGCTAATGATGAAAATTCTGTTATTTTATTAAACAAAATAGAAAATTATACGGGTACCGGTTGGAATGAATATTATGGATATCGTATATCTACTAATAATGGCCAAATGCAAAAAATTTTGTCGTTGCCTTCTATTTATATGTCATTCAATCTTGGATACAATAATAATATTTTGAAAATCATACACAACATTGATTATCCAAAAGAACTACTCACCATAAAAATAAATCGCATTGGCGAAAATGAAAATAATAATGAAAATAATAATGAAAATAATAATGAAATTATATACAAAGATGAAAATGATTTGCATCGACAAGATATTATTAATTTTTTAGAAAGCGATGCACAATATTATTTTTTTATTGATCGTAGTTGTGTATTTGATAATCCAAAAATATTAAAAGAATTATTAGCCACAAATAAAGATGTGGTAGCACCATTTTTACGAAGAGGAAATGAAGCATGGACAAATTTTTGGGGTGACTTGGATGAAAAAGGATATTACAAACGATCTTTTGATTATTTTGATATTATCGATAACAAAAGACAAGGGTGCTGGAATGTTCCATATATTACTGGTTCATATTTAATCAAAAGAGAAATTATTGAATCAAATCCAACATTGTTTGATGATAATATTGAAATAGATTTAGATATGAGATTATGTTACAATTTGAGGTCACAGAGTGTATTTATGTATGTTTCTAATATTAATAGATACGGTTACTTGGAAGATATGAGTAAACCTACTGCTAATTTAGTTCAACCTGTTTCTAATTCAGATCCAAACAAAGAAGTATCATTATACGATATTTTTAATCGAAAAGAAGAATGGGAAAATAAATATTTACATCCAAAATACTTGCAATTTAAAAATAATTTGGAAAAAATACCCTACAGTGAATTGTGTAATGATATTTATAATTTTCCATTATTTAGTGAAATATTTTGTGTGGAATTAATAGCCAGAATGGAATCATACGGAAAATGGTCCAAAGGTAAGGATGAGCACAATGATCCACGTTTGGGAAAAAATTATTATGAAAATGTTCCAACAGTTGATGTTCAATTATTTGAAGTTGGTTTGGATAAACATTGGCACGAAATAGTTTTTTCATATATTGCACCAATGACTCGAGTATTGTATAACAGTTACAAAACAAAAGATATCAATTTGGCTTTTGTTGTTAAATATCGTTTTGAGGACCAATCTAGTCTGGCTCCACATCATGATGCATCGACATATACTGTTAATATTGCCCTAAATAGTGGTAACCATATTGATTATGAAAATGGAGGTTGCCGATTTATTCGACAAAATTATGTTCTTAAAAATCAGGATCCAGGTATGTGTTGTATTCATCCAGGCAGATTAACTGCGTATCATGAAGGTCTACCGATAACATGGGGCACTCGATATATATTAGTATCATTTATTAATTAATATATTTTATTAAACATATTAATTAAGCCAATTATTTATTCTTTTTATTGATATTTTTTTTAATTTTTTTATTAGGAATATCATCATTGATATCATAAATATATCGATTAATCAATTCTTCTTCCTGTATATTTAATTTTTTTGTTTTAATTATCATATCTTTATTATTATATAAAATAGTTTTGATGTATTTCATTAATTTTTTCCGCGAACCAGGTGGAATAGAATCATAATTAGTGTCTTCTATGGCTTTCTTTATTTTATTTCTAGATTTTTTATTAAGAAAATCTCCCATGTCATTTAAAATTTCATTTAAATCTTCTGTTTTGGCATCTAACAATGTATTAAGAATTTCATCGATTTTTTTTGCTATCCATTTATTATCTTCATAAACAAAACCGTGAGCTGATTTTAAATCAGGATAATAAATATTGTGATATTCAGGTTTATTTGGATTAAAATTAACTTGGGTAATTAATTCTTCGATTGGGTGTTTATTTGATTTTAACATTTTATTAAAATCTTTTAAGGTTAATGAATTAATACCATCTTTGGAAAATACTAATAAATTTATTGTAACAGGACTTTTAATGAGAGCAATATTATTATTATTATCTCCATTATTATTATTAATATTTGTATTCTTACTATCTCTTACATTTATTTTTGTTTTTATTCCTTTACAAATTTTTGAATGCCGATCCAAGGAGTCTTTACGATTGAATTTTTTTTTACAACCTTTACATGAATGCATAATAATTTTTTTTTTATTTGTTTTGCTACCAGTAACACAATCTGTTAATCTATTAATATGACGTGTATATTCTTGTCTTTTATTAAATTTCAATCCACATTTTTTACAAGTATGGGTCATTTATTAATATTATTTATGTATATTATTTTTATAACAATCCATAAATCCAATACTAATTGATTGTGGATCATAAGTGGCTTTCAATAACAATAAGTAGTATATGCATCGACGGTGGATCATAAGTGGCTTTTACTGTCAATAAGTAGTATATGCATCGACGGTGGATTTCGTGGATTTCCCGCGCGGGATTTTTAATACCATAAATAAATTAAAAATTCAAAAAGTTGTGATCAAAAAATTTGTCATAATATTGATATTGCATATTAATTATTATTAATTAATATACAATGGAATTATTATCTATTTCTAAAAAAATCTTCTATTCTGCACATACAATAAATTGGAATCCATGCTATTCCAATTACTGTTCCTACTGGTATTAATACACCACCAGCACAACCCCAAAAAGCACCGCTTAGTGTACCAGACGTTGTTTTGTATAGAATCGATGTTGTTCTATATTCAATTCTTGATGGTATCGGGTGATCGGTATAATATGGTAATGGCAATGTTACACCTTTGTATAAACCATTTGTAGCACCTATTCCAAGACCAACAAATAATCCGCAAAAAGTAGACATTTGCCATAAAGTTGTTAATGGACGCTTTTTTAAATCTATTAACAACTTTTTTACATAAGGTTTGTTTCTAATATAATTCATTTATTTTAATCAAAATATGATATTGCATGTTAATTCAATAATGACTGTAGAATAAAAAAATTTCAATTTTTGGTCTAATAAATATGTTTTGCAATATTAGATATACAAATAATGAAATATATTATTATCGGTGGTGGTATTTCGGGATTGTATACTGCATATTCTCTGCACAAACAATTTGGCATAAAAGATATTATTGTTATTGAACAATCTAATCGATTAGGTGGACGAATATATACTAAATATTTAGACAAAAATACTTTTATTGAAATGGGAGCAGGTGGTGTGGTTAATGTCCAAACCAATATTTTAGCATTGCTTGACGAGTTAGGTATTAATACTAAATTTAATACTACAGCGAATAAAAAAGTTTATGCCGAAATATCAGTTTTGCCCACTAGCGATTATATTCCAGATGAAAAATTAATACCAACTATTTATAGAATTGATAAATATGTGCCACTTTTGGATACCGATTTTTATAACATAATAAATGATTTGTATTCAAGATTAGCTGATTACAATTTCAGAATCATGGCACAAAATTACAGTTTGTACTATTTAATAGAAAAATATTATGGACCAGATAAGGCCAAATTAATGTCTTACCAGCATGGCTATCATGGTGAATTATACGCCTATAACGCAATTGATGCACTTGTAATGTTCAAAACTTCTTTTTCGCCTGATTCCCAATTTACAAGAATAAATGGTGGTATGTCAGAAATTATTAAACGTTTGGCAAAATATTTAAAAAATAATAACATACCCATTAAACTTAATCATAAATGTCATGATATTATTAGGGATAGTAATAATAATTATCAATGCATCCTCCAATCCGGTGAAATAATTTATGCCGATAATATTGTCTTAACAATGCCAAAAAAAAATATGTTGGAGATAAATTATTTACAAAAAATTAAAACAAAATTGGATTCGGTCGAGAATAAAGAACTACTAAGAATTTATGCTATTTTTCCAGTAATCAATAGAAAAGTTTGGTTTGATGAACTAACAACTACAACATCCACTAGCACTTTATTGAATCAACTCATACCAATTAACAAGGATAAAGGAATATTGATGGTCTATTGTGATACTCATAGCGCGCGAACGTGGTATGATTTTCACCAACAAAATGTTTTGGAAAGAGAATTACAATTCCATTTGCAAAAATTATTTAGTCATATTGAAATTCCAAAACCAAACAAATTATATGTTAGTTTTTATGAATCGGCAACACATGTTTGGAGACCAACAGTTAATTCTGCTGAAATGTACAATGATCTCAGACAACCAATCAAAGACGAAAATATATTTATTGTTGGAGAAACATACTCAATTGTTCAACAATGGTCCGAAGGTGCTGTCAAAAGTGTCAATGATTTAATGATTTTACTAAAACAATTAAATAATTATTAGGTTTTTGTATGCTTCCATAAATTTTTTTAAATCTTCTGTCCATAAATCTTGTATGGTTGATGATTTTAATTTGGAAATTTGATTATTTAGAATATTAGCTTCATTAATGTAATAATTAATTTCATGTGGATAGTTTACCATATTTAGACGTTGATTTATGAATTTAATTTTTTTCTCTGATTTTTCCAATAAAAAATCTTTTCTATTCTGATAAATCGGCAACCTATAATTAAAAAAATCTTGTAATATATCATTGTAGGAATGATATTTTTTGATTTTACAATTGGTATCAATTAAACACATATTGTTTAAATTTATTACGGATACCAGTCTTAAATTTTTCTCGATTAACCCCAAATCATAATGTTTGATTGGTTCAATTAATTTAATTGCAATATTAATTTGGTTGTTTGTGCATTTTTCAGTATAAGAGTCAATAAAATCTCTTTCTTTCATCAATTCATTAATAAATTTTAAATAATTATTAACTGATATATCCGTTGGTAATTCAGTGATATGAATAGTGTATTCATCCACTATTTCGTATAATCCTTTGGCAACATATTTGGTTTCATCTATTTTTTCTATTTTGCCTTTAAAATTTCGGAACCACGGGTCCATTGGTATTGGTTTTTCATTATTAATTAATCTAATGATATTATTACAGACATCAATTGGGTTACATGGATAAATAGTAGTAGAATAACCTACACCGATACCTATTGATTGGTTAAGAAGTACCATCGGAATAATTGGAATATGTTGTAACATTTGGTCTGTCCTTCCAGGGACAAAGTAATCATCATTATTAAAAATATATGACCAAATAGGTGTCAGACCAACAGTCAAGTCATGATCCCCTCCACGATCCATATCGTTACACAATTTTGAATCAATATAATTAGATGAAACCAATAAATTCAATCCATTTTTATGATCTATCATTTTTCTGATAGTTGATTGTAACGATTCTAAATATAAATCACCATTTGATCTAGTAATTGATGTTAATATTTTGTATGCTGATAATTGTTGTTTATAGAGTTTTTTTTCGAAACATTTATTTACAATTAAACGTGGTAATGTTTTGAAACCATCAATAATATTTGGAATACATCTAAAATTATCATAATAATAGTAATTTAGGAAATCATTATTAATAAAATCGGCAAATGTAGTCCAAACACTATCATAGATATAATCACCGGTACTATTTAACCATTCTTTTCGCTCAATATATTTATGCTTATCATATGCTAATTCAATCGCGTTATCGCATACATTAATGCCATCAATAGTTATTTTATCTGGGTAGTAAATCTATATAAAAGTATATAAATTTTTTAAGAGTTCTTCAACCCTTGAGTATCCCCATTTACTCTTATCCACTGGCTAGGCTTCGTGGACGTTTAGATTTACCGGATTA